ACCTCTACGTGTCTCTTTAGCAATTACATTAGCTTCTCTTTCGATCTGAAGAATTAATCCTTTGAACTTCTCAACTGACCATCTGCCATCTGCATCTGTCTGAACGTTGAAGATACCGTTAATGGCAGTGTTTGCTTGTAAACAACCAGTCTTTGCTTGACCGTTGATTGTTCTTACGACTTCTCTATTGATTTCAGCTAATATCTCTGTTGATAAGATGTTAGCTAACTCTGTCTCAGCATCAAGACCGTGAATTGCTTTAAGATCTTGAGCTAATTCTAAAGTATATTCTGCCTTTAGCGCTCTAGACTTTGCAGTCACAGTAGCTTTTTCGATGGTGAAACCCATTTCTGCGAAACCTTGGTTACCTGATGCTCCAAGTCCTTCAGCTTCTGCAGTTGTTAGGTTATCAACACCAGCAATTGGATCGCCTCTACTATCATCGATAGTTGAGTCACCGTCTCCGTCTGCAATACCTTTAAGTCCTGATGGACCAGTTGCAGCGTTTGCGGCTACGCCACCTGAAGCTCCTGAGTCACCAGAGTACTGCTCAACTTCGTCGAACATAGCTTCTGGAGCGCTTGTGCCTGTAGCACTTGCACCTAGACCAGCTTTATGCTTAGCGTTAAAATATCTTGACTTCATCGCGAAGATTAAGCCAGTTGGACCTGACATTGGCTGCACACCGCAGATGTCGTATGCCATTAAGTTTGGCATAGCACGTCTTACAAGTGCAATCAATACAGGGTTCCAGTTAGTAGCGGCTGTATTAGTTGTAGTAGTATTAGTTGCCTCTTGGATCATGCCTTCTTCTTTAAGCGCGATCTCTTGGTTTTCTAATACTGCAGCTGTTACAGCTTTCTTATGATTGTCAGTGATCTTACCAGCACTTTCTTCATTAAGTACTGGAGCCCACTTTTCAATCAACTTATCATAAGATTGAGTATTCGGTACCATTATGGGACTCCCTATTTAGTGGTTTTCTTAATTGCGGATAAGTATGAAGCCATAGAACCTTCAGCTTGAACTGTTGGTGCATCTTCGTCTTCGGCGATTACTTCTCCGGAATTAGCGGTTGTATTTTTAGTGAAGTATGACTCTTTGACTGTAGAAACTTTCTTAATAAAAGTCTCTTCGTCTTCGAAATCTACGTCACTGACCAGTGATTTAAGCTTTTCAACTTGAGTGTCTGCTAAATCTTTAGAGTGCTCTCTAATGATAGCATCTTTTTTAAGATCTTCTAGCTCGACTGCTTGCTCGATAGCCTGCTCAGTTGTCTCATTGAGTTTTGCCTCAAGATCTTCAACTTGATCAGCTAATTCTTCGACCATGTCGACTTTTCCTTCTGGCACTTCGATGTAGGACTCTGTAAACAAGTCTTTTAACTTGTTCATAAAGTCTTCTGCAATCTCAGTTCTTAAGCCATTTTGGATAGCTAGTTTATTCTCTTCCATCCAGTTTTCAACTACGTAGTTTAGGTAATTGTCCACTTTCTCTACGAGATCAGACTTTGTACTTTGAATCTCAGCTTCAAGCTCTTCGTTATATTTCTCTTCTAATCTGTCAATCTCATCAGTTAATTTTGATTGAATTGCAGCTTCAAAGATAATTTCTGCTTTCTGCTTGAACTCATCAGACAATGTAGCTTCTTCAGCGACAAGAGCTTTAAGATCGTCTTTGAAATCGGCTTTGTAATCAATTGAAGGTGTATCTTCAACGATTGCATCTTCTTCATTCTCGACGTGATCCTTCATAACGCTGTTGTAATAACTTTCAAGACTACCTTTGTTAGATTTTTTCATCTTGTTAAACATTGCGTTAATCATTCCTGCCTTAGTTAACTTAGGCATTGGATCTTTCTTATTGTTAGACTTAGCAGTAGCGCCTGGGCTGTTAGACCCGGGAAGCGGTGCACTAGAAGTGCCTGCATCAGCAGCTTTGTCTACAGAAGCGATTGACTGAGCTTCAGCATTCTTAGGATCGTGTTTCATTTCAGAGATTTCCTCATCAGTCTCTTGGAGTTCCACGTCCTGATCTTCGATATTTTCTTTATCAGTCATTTTTGACTCCTTATTTTGATTTTAACATTGAGAGGAAATTCTTAAACTCACGTGTCTGTACTTCGTAAAGGTCAGCGCGAGGAGCTTTTTTAATTTCAGTCTCCATTCTTTCAACTGTTCGAGCCTCAATGATTCCGTTATTCCAAACCCACTCAACTCCTTCCATTATCCCATTGACAAAAGCGCTAGGAGCGGATGGATCTTGCACGATATCTACCGCGTTAAGAATATAATCGTCATTTACGATCATTGCGTTACCATTGTTCTTCAAACTTCCCATACCACGAGTCGATACACCGAATGTGACACCACCATCGAGTAAGCCTTTTACGACTTGTCCCATTGGAGTTTCCAATATCGATGCCTTACCCACAACATCGTTGCCATCAAATTCTAGCTTGTCGATCTTGTGGGAAACTCTATCTAAATTAACGGTCGGTCCTTCAGGGTGGTTTAACTCACCGACTGCTCTGCCTTTTGATACTTGATCTACGTTGTATTTTGACAAAGCTTTTTCCAAAATAACTTTTGGATATATTCGACCGTTTCGATTCTTTTTTTCTGCTTGTGCAAATATACCTTGGATAGCGTACTTTTTCTTTCCAGACTTTTCGTCTTTTTCGATTAAAAAGTCTAATTTATTTTCGGTATATTCTGATATTAACTTCATTCTATCCTCTTGGATATGCTATCTTAGTAAAATGCGTGTTAGTTGAACCAGCGTGTACTTCTTCGAATTTTTCTTTTTGTAATACGAAAGCAAAGTTCGCTGGTACTTGCATAGTAGCACCTGTAGTTATATTTGTTATTAAGTCTGCAGCAGTTGAACAGACATAAACAGTTTGAGCATTACCAACGGTAGTTTTATTTCCACTTCCGTTTGCGGTTACTTTGGCTGCTAAAGGTCTAATTTCCATTATCTCATTCCTTTGTATTGCTTTATGACTTCTGTCGCCGCTTTCTCAGCTTCTCTTTGAGAACGGTAAACGTCGAGTCTATCGCCATCTACGTACGCTACAAAACCAGTACGCTCTTTATGTATCTTAACTGGTATGCGCTGAATTTTCTTATCAAAAACAACTTTACCTTCCGGCTTTCTACCAGTTAATTCTCTTAATTCTAAAAAGGTTTTCATTCCTTTACCTTTATTTATACTTTTTAAGTTTTAGACGGCGGCGCCTTCAATCTCTTTTTCGTCTTCTTCATCATCTTCTGATTCATCACCGTCTTCTTCATCTTCTATTTCTTCTTCACCGTCTTCATCTTCGGTGTCTTCATCTTCGATATCTTCTTCATCTTCATTTTCATTTTCTTCAAAATCTTCATCCTCTAAAGGCTCTTCTGGATCTGGATCTTCTTCGTTATAAATCTGACCTGCTATTTTTGTCTTAGCTTGATCTAGCACGTCATTCATCTTGATACTCATAACGTTACCAAAAACTTCATTTGCCTTATTGTAATCTTTTTCCAGAGAATATTTTACTAAATCTTCAATTGTATCAACATTATCTGGCATTTGCTTTAAATTTTCACTCACTGTAAATCTCCTTGATCTGGTTCAGTGGCAGCTTGAGCTGCTGTTATCTCTTTATTCATCTGATCTATTTCATCATCGCTGAATAATAAGACATTTTTTTGTACCCATTCTTTCGAGAAATATTCGCCTACGTAATTAGAGACTTGATCTAGTGATTGTAATTTTTCTCTTAATAGTTCGGCTTCTTTTAACTCTGCAAAATGGTTATCTCTTAAATAGTCTACATTTAAATCATGCTTCCAACTATTCCAATCTTCTTCTGTTATTATATTCTTTAGAATCAGTTGCTTCTTAAGAATTTCATAGAATAACATAGAAAATCTATTTCTTAGTCTATCAATAAACTTTTGAAACTTAAGTTCGTCGCGACTAATCTCAGTAGCTCTCCCTAATGAGAACTGCTGTTCTTGTTCTAATCTGTTCATAGGAACGTTTAAAGACCTGTATAATCTTTTTTGAAAATAGATTACGTCTTCAATTTGTCCTAAGTTCTCTCCGCCGGGTAATGAAGATATTTCTGTGCCACGTCCACCCTCTCTTCGCGGTAGCCAAAAATCTTCTAACATCGACATATGTTTACGATCGTCACGTATTTCGCCTGTCTTTGCGTCGTAAACAAGTTTGTTACGATACTTGGCCATAATATCTTTCATATATTGTTCGGCTTTACCTCTTGGTAAGTTACCTACGTCAATATAAAACATTCTTCTTTCTGGTGCTCTTGCAATTCTATAAATTACTAACGAGTCTTCCATCATTCTTAATTGTGTAATTGGCTTGAGCGCTTTATGTAAGTACGATACTATCTTTCTTCTATTTTCATCTAGTAATCCAGAAGTTACATAACTTATTGAATCAGCTGACATTCTTACTGCACTTGCTTGACTCCCAGGTTTTTCTTGATATATGTAAAATTCGTCAACTGTTTTAACTATCTTAGCTCCTGTAGCTTTATCAGTCTCTTTTTTTACTTGCTTAACTTTTCTTATCTTCATTGCGTCGATGTATCGTATTTCTTTGATACCATCTTTTGGATTATTTTCATCGACAATCAGATGATGATATAATCTACCATCGACGTACCATCTTCTGAAAATATCATGCCCAAGCTCTTTAAAGTTGAGCATATTATAAATATTGTTGAATTCTTCTGCAATTTGCTTTTTTATTCCAGAACTTACTTTAACGCCATCTGTATTAACCATTACACTAGGCTTGTTTTCACTTGCTGAAACAGCTTCATTAACAATATCTTCTATCGCGGCATCAGCTTCTGGATGCATTGCTGATCCTCGATATTTTAAAATAAGTTGAGCGTTATCTTTGGAATCGTCACCTTCCATATTCATATACGTTCCATAGTGACCACCACCATAACCACCATACCCTGGTGTAGTAGCTGTTACGTATCCAGCTCCATCGTCATCTCTAGGTGGGACTACAGATTTTATGGACTTATTATCTTTAGCTCTTGATATTTCAAATCCAAATAATTTAAAAGAGTTTACGGTTTCTGCCATTCTTAATCCTTTATAGTTAGGAGGACTTTAGTAGCCCTCCTACTATTTATAACTTACGATGTAGTGTCAGTCTCATAGTACTGATAGGCAAAGGTTACTGTGAACCTTTCGATCTCATCGTTAGTAGCATAGTTTAGATCTATTGGTGACATATCTTGAGGATATGAACCTCTAAACGTATACTTCTTGAGAACATCGCCTGACCTATCGAGCTGTTCAACGAAAAGATCTGCTTCATAAGCCACTGGAGTTGTTAGACCAGTATTTGCGCTATGTGCGTTCATACCGTTCATCCATCTCTCCATTGGATTTCTGATAGCAAAATCTGTATCGTTAATAATTGTAACTGTCCATACGTCGAACGTTCTGTCTCCGGCCATTTTTAATTGTCTGCCTCTAAAAGGTACGACAATCTGACCTAATGTTGACCCTGGTAACTGAGCAGTTTCACAAAGGAAAGATGTCAGTTCTGCGTCTCCATTAGCATACCCGGGAAAGTTGATTGTAGCTTTGAAGAGGTTAGGTCTAGCCCCGCCGCCTCTTAGCTTCGATTTAAAATCATCTACGCCTAATACTGCCATTTAAACCTCCTTAAACTGTACCGACGACTTCTTCAAAGTCGACACCAGTTCTTACTGCCACAAAGTTAAGTGTGACAAAGTTAATTGAACGTGCAGGCTTGATGAAGATACTTGCGATAAATTCATTTCTATCTATAACTGCAGGTGTGTTATTAGTTTCATCTGCAACTACTCTAAAATCTGTAATACCGCGTCTACCTTTTACTTCTCTTAATACTGGCTCGACAATATTAACGAACTCTGCTCTTGTAAATTCATCGTTGAATTCAAAGAGTACTTGCTCTGCAGCTCTTGATATAGCTCTTTCAAGAACTAAGAACAATCTTCTTACATTGATTCTATCAAATGCAGAAGGTCTTGCGAGTTTTGTCTTATCACCGAAGAGTATTACTCCAGCTCCTGGGATATTAGCGATAGGATTTACTTGTGCTTTATACAAAGTATCTCTTTGCGCTTTTGTAGGAGAATACGGTATTGAAGTTATTCCAAGGTATTGACCTCTTCGAGAACCTGCTGGTGAGAACCAAGGAGCTCTGTTTAAATCAGTTGCTGCCATGATTCCAGCTGTTGATGAAGAAGCTGGTATTGTTATAAGTCTATCATTAAACTTATCAAATATTTTTAGATAGTTTCCATCCATGACTAGATAAGACGATTTAGTAAATGTATCAGCAGTAGCCACGATGTTAGTTGTTATCGTTGCTGCACTGTTTATATTTACAATATCACTTCTAGCTGGAGATGAAACAACTACGCAATCTTTTCTAGCTACGGCCTTAGCAACTAAGTCATTAGTTACAGTGGTTTGATCCGATCTAGTTGAAGCTCCGGGTGCAAGTATAAAGTCTATCTCGACTTGATCTTTGTCTGAAAAAAGATCATAACCTGCTATTGTCTGAACTGCGCTTAAAGATGCAACGTTAACTCCAGAGTCAAAATCATAGTTAGGAGCTGTTGTAGTAGTTCCTGTAAGTCTCTTAAAGTTATCGCCGTTATCTATTGTAGTTCCTGCTGCAGCTTGTGTACCGGCAACAGAAGTATTTTGAAAGTCTGAATCAAAATCTATCATCCAAACATACTGTGATGCATCATTGATTACGTCTTTGATGTAAATATTAGAACCTGCATCATCTTTTGCGTTACTTCCTAACGATAAGAAAGCGTATCTTTCTAGAACCGTGCCTTTAGTTCCAGAAAATAATCCTCCATTATCGACTACCACGGCGTGCACTTCGTCGTTCGAAGCACCTTTCTTGGTAGCAAAACTTGAAGTCCCAGGAGCCGCATCGAATTCGCCTTTGTAAGCCCAGTTACTGAAAGCAGCGCCGCTACTATCGTATGGACATAAAGAAACTCTTAAACTATTTCCTAGTGCTCCGGGGTATTTTCCCACAAAAGTGTGGAGATCTGAGTCTAATGCAGCTCTTTGTGCATTAAAGTCTGTTTCGTTCTTCGCTACTTCTCCTAAAGACGTAGGAAGTACGCCTTTACCGGCCAAACCTGATTGTCTGGTAGTAGCTGTAGCATTTTTAGCTGTTCCATCTATAACTCTAACAACTTGTAACTTGCTAGAATATTTTAAGAACATGTTAGCTCTATGGAACGAAGTAGCTGTGGAGGTGTCTGGCGAACCAAATTTTTCTACGAAGTCAGCCTCATTTGAGACTAGTACTCGTTGTTCTACCGGACCCCACCTTGAATTTATAACAGTTGCGCCTGTGGTCGACTGGACATTTGGCACGCCACCAGTCAAGTCTATTTCTTTGACGACAACCGCGGGTGATTCTGAGGGTGTAGAGAGTGCCATCTTCTTTTCCTTTTCAGTTGATTATTATACGGTTAACATTATACGATTATTCAATTGTTACCATTATTTATATGTTTACAACTCTCTATCGTATTCTATCTGCCACTGCTGACGAGGATCGTCTTCTATCTCTATCTTTTTTATCTGCTCACTACCATCGTCTATAAATCCAAATGGTACAATGTCTTCTTCTATTGCTTTTAGTTTTTGATTAAATATCATGTCTTTAATGTTAATATCAGTCAAGTTTGCAAAATAAGCTGATGAAACAAAATAACCAAACAATACTAAGTTCATAACTAAGTCATCATGATTTCCAGTAGACGCTTCAAAAGTTTGGCCTTTGGCCTCAAACGTAGATATTTCTAGTATCGTGTGTTCATCTACAACTTTTATCTTATTATTTTCCATCAAGTCTTTTAAGGCAGAACAACCAAGTCTTTTTGACTTTCTATTTATTTCTATTCCAACCGCGTTTGCTTTTATAGCTGATTCTACGTGCACGTTCTCGTATTCTAATTCATAATATAATCCATTACAAACTACAGAACCTTGGTCATTTGACTCAATTATACAATAAGCTTTGTTGTAGACATTCGCATATTTATAAATAATATTAGGGAAGAGCAATGGAGAGATAGTGTTGTTGCGATAAACAGCTACCTGTTCAAAAGGTCTTGTGCTAATATCGATTAAAGAAAATGTAGAGTAGTCCTGTCCTCTTCCCTTACTTACATCTGCAACTAAGATATAATCATGGTTTTGTACAGTCTCTTTGTATATAAGCATGTCTCCATTTTCCATAATCTTAACTGGCTGTGATGCTCTTAGATCTAAAAGAGTTTGAGCATTTATTAGAGTGTTACCAGTTCCAAAGAACGTGTTACCAAACTCCTGATCAAATTGTACCTGCGAAGTATTGTTTATAGTTTCTTCTTTCCACTTTTCATCTCTCCCAGGAACGTCGTGCCAATCAACTCTAAAACTACTGTACTCGTTTACTCCTTGTATTGAGCCTTCCCATATCTTATGAAAAGTATTACCTATACCATTTGCAGTTGACGTAACAATAATCTTAGTATCAGTACCTGAAGATATAACTGGATAAGTTGATGTGTAAAACTCTGCAGCGCGCTCAACGAAAGCAAACTCATCTAAGTACAGTAAGTTAATTGATAAACCTCTTATTGACTGGCCAGTAGTCGCTGCAGCTATAATTCTACTATTGTTACTAAAATCAATATTAGACTTGTTTAAAGCTTTAACACCGGGCTGTAAGAAGAACGGTATATTTTCTAACATAATCGTTATTCTTGCAAGCATTTCTCTTGCAGTAGCACCTTTGTTAGCGAGTACTGCTATTGCTTTTTCAGGCTGAAATAACGCGAACCAAAGTAAATAACCACATGCTGATATAGACTTACCTGATTGTCTACACGCGAGTACGACGTTAAATCTATTTTTTTCAAACTGTTTAAACATTTCTTTTTGATAAGGATATAAATTAAAAGGAACTAAACCTTTATCTAAAGAAATTATCTTTGCGTATTTTTCTATAAAGTATACTGGATCTTTCATGCACAATGCATATTCACGCACTTCTTCTTCAGTCCAATTTTGGGTTACCCCATCTTTTTTTATATTTGGATTACCTAGATAGTTTTGGTTCAGGTTTTGGCGTGACATCTACCATTTCCGATTCATTCTTTAATATCTTTTGAAGTTCAGCGGTCGACCCAACAAAAAGATTATTAGTGGTGTTTGCGATATTTTTTATCTCTTCTTTTTTATCTAAATCTTTTTTCTTCTTGTTTAAGTCCATCAGTCTGTCATTAACATCAGAAATATTTTTAATCATTCCTGATAATACTTCAAAAGCTCTAGGGTGTTCACTTTCCCTAGCCACTTCAATCATAAGTTCAAGACTCTCTTTACCTTTTTCTACAAGCTCGTAGTAAGTATCTCGAGAATACTTGTAATCATTATCAACATTTTTTTCTTCTGGTGGAAGAAACTTTTCTATATCTTTGTTCATATTTTAACTAATGCACGATTCTTTATGTGCGCTTCTTGTATGTCTTCTTTTGACTGTCCGTGATACGCGACTGCGTGATGTTCATATACCATCTTATCATTTATATTAGTATCAAAAGTCCATATCTCTCCGAGTATTCTGCCGAACTTACCTCTTTCATCTTTATGAGTTTTAATTCTTAGTTCACCGGCACCAGTCCACTTTACTAAAAACTCTTTTGCAGCAAGTCCGTATTTCTTTTCTTCTAAATCTCTTGTTCTTGATTCTGGAGTATCAATACCATATAATCTTACTCTTTGTTTTCTTAACCAAACACCGAATCCTAAATCGATGTCAACATCTATAGTATCACCATCGATTACTTTAATTAGTTTACATTTATATTCAAACATTTTTAACTCGCACTATCTAGTATTGTTGTTGTAAATCCAAAGTCACTGTCATCTAAACCAATTATAGAAGTAGGATTAGGCGTGACTCTTATAGTTTCCATACCTATATCAGAATCATTCAGTCCAGCTTTAATATCAAATACTTTGGCATCAGCTTGACGAATGATACTGCTATCAGATATTGGACCATGATAACTTAACTTCATCTCAAAGTCCAAACTATAAATAATTGTTCTTCTTTGTTCTAGTGCTCCCTCGAAATCGTCAGAAAAAGCCACACTTTGTATTATAACTTGTATATCTTCTTTAAATGACGGAAATTCGGTTGAGAAAGGTTTTATCGTTAGAGCGTATTGCGGATTAAAAGTAGGAAGTATCTGTTCCACAATTTGTAAAGCATCATCTTGAGATTTAGCGTACGCGTTTAACTGGAAATTTATAGAATAAGGAACTGGATTAAAAAATTTCTGTCTTTTGTTAGTACTTCCGTCAGAAGAAGTTGAGGTAAAATTACCAACCTTTGCAAGTTGTCTTTGTGCGTCGTATGTTATTGAAGTAATTTCAAAAGACATTCTTGGTAATTTAATAGCAACTTGTGTGTCGTCTATTAAACTAGGATTTTCTCTTATTCTTTCTAAAAACTTATTTTTAGGAGCATACGATAACGGTACTTTTACTTGACTTATTACTGCTCCACTAGAATTCTTTCGTATCACGTACAAATTATTAAACAGTCTACCAAATAGAGCTACTGCTTTTTTAGTTTTTGAATGATAGAAATGACCGCCAAACATTAGTTATTACTCACATCGCCAAATGGGTTAGACTCGCTAAAATCAATAAAGTCTGCGCCGGTTGAAAAATCTGCGTTTTGCTCGTTACCAGAGACTCGATTATCTTCTACTACAAGAGTAATCACTCCACCCGCTCCAGAAGTAAGTCCGACCACTTTCTTTCCAGCTGCAAACGTATGATACTTACCGTCATCTGCTCCAGCGTGTATGAGATGAATCTTATCGTCTGAGTCTGAGTACTTAGCAACTTCAGCTCGTATTAAAGTACTACCACTTGGGCTCGTAATAGTTTCGCCAACTTTAAACACATTAGGCGCTGGCTCTGTAAACTTAAATGACGGGTTGCTATATCCAGTTCCTGGGTTTGTTATTGTTAACCCATTAACCTTACCGTTATTACTGTCAACCGTAGCAGCTACAGCGGCACCAACACCGCTGGCGTCAATAATTGAAATAGTAGGAGCAGTAAAATAATTGTTACCGCTATCAGTTATAGTAACAGTAGCTAGTTGTCCAGAATTTAAGGTCGCTGACATTTGAGCGCTGTCTCTTAAGTTTGATAGAGAAAGTATATACCTGTAAGCGTATTTCTTTTCGATGTCATCTATTGTATCGATACCAGTATCTAGATCTTCTCCAGCGTACTCAAATAACTGACATCTCATCTTGTAAACTGGTAAATTACTGAGTTGATAAAAAGGTTGCTCATGTTCTACATGAGATATCTGAAACAAAGATTTAGACATTGGTAAGTATATTAAGTCGCCTTCAGATGGTCGAGTGCTCGTTATCTCGTTGTCGTACCTTTGTATAGTTTGTTCCCATCGTTTTCTAGCGACAATAAATGTCGCTTCATCTCTTATCTCTACTCCAAAACGTGTGAACAAGTCTCCTTCACCTTCGAATCCTTCGGTGTTTTCGATATACATTTCAATTACGTGTGATGAATTAAAACTAGAAACAACGTCATCGCTAAGTATAGTATCTTCGTTTACGATATCTCTCGGCAAATAAAACACATCTTGCCCGTACATCTTTAAAGACTCTATAACGATGTCTTCGTAAAGGTGCTGTTCTGATCTTACCTTTTGACTAAAATATAAATTAGTTGCCATGTCATCCTACGAAAAAGTCTGGTGGAAGTTCGTGTTCGTCTCTAACTCTTTGCCTTAGTGCTTCTATTTCACCAGTAGCATCATCATATATCTGTCTTCCGTTTAAAATGACTCCTCCGGGTAGTTGCATGCCTTCGAACTTAATTAAGTTTGTTCCCCATTGTTGTTTTATTAAAGCAGTCGTATACTCTTTCACGAACATATCATTAAACACTGAAGTGTGAGCACTTGGATCTACTATGGTATAAACTTCAGCTACTATATAGTCGCCTTCTTTTATATCTCCGTCAGTAAAGTCTCCAAATATGTAAAGTCTATTCTGTCTTCTTGCAAACTGAACTTGTGGAACGCCATTGAGCTTCATGTCTAATAAAGATAAGTATTGCTGCATCTGTTCATAATAAGCTAAGTCTCCAGCAAAATTCATTAAATCAGCAATATCATTAAGCATCATTTGATACTTAATATCGAAAAAATTACGTGACTGATTAAACGAACTTTCTAGTGGAAACATTTTCGAAACAAATAAAATATTACTAGATAACGTAATGTATTCGTTAGATACATCCGTGGCCGTTACCTGATGTTTCAAGTATGTTCTTACAGTAGCATCTGAGTGGTACTCTTGATAATACTGTAGCGCTTCATCGACACGATCTTCCACTTGATCGTCATCAACATTTATCTCGATAACTGGATCGCCAAGACGTCTTTTACAGTACTCTATAAGAGTGGCTCTAGATGTAGGAGTTGCCATTTTAAAATCCTTTTATTCTATTTATAAGGACTCGTACCTAGAACATCCTCATCCCATGCAGCTTTTAATTTATCGATAGTATCAGCACTTGATATCGCACTTGCAGCTGGTGCATCTCTAAGTTTTTTCTTCTTAGCGACACTTGCTGTTTTAGCAGATGCATCATCAGCTTCTAAAGCTTTCATATATACAACATCTTCTGCTTCAAGTAAAGGTGCTCTTACTTCTCTTATTTTATCTTGAAATATTTTTTTTGCTTCTGTCATATCTTCAGTGATTGCATTTTGATCTTCACTGAAAACCCATGCGTTTCTAAAATGTCTATCAGATGGCATGGTTGACGGTGCTGCAGCAGTCTTACCGTCTTTATCTTGAATCATCGTAGTCATCTTTCTCTCCTTATGCTACTTCTTGGTTTATCTTCCAAGCATTACGCCACGTTCTATGACTTGGTAGATTTTGTTTCTTACAAATTACTAATCTCTTACGATTAGCTTTCTCATAGTTTCTCCACACTCTCTGTGGAATGTCTTTCATAATCAAATATTCAATCGCTTGTTCTTCGGTCATCTTATCAACTGGTTTCGTATTATGTAGTAGATAACCTCGAGTAT